CGAATGCCATTTAACTTTTCTGTCCCAGTCAACTCTAATTTCAACGTGCTCGACAAAGATGGTGTCCCAGGCAACCGAGCTGGATCCCACAACCATGCTGTCACAGGTGGCATGGGAATGAAGCGAATGTCCAACGGCAAATGGGCCATTTTGATGCAGAACTCGTGGGGAACCCAGTGGGGCTGGAATGGATACTGCTGGATTACCGAGCGGAACGTAGAAGGTCGTGGATGGGACGCCTACTGCGTGAGCGCTACGGTAGCTGACCCAAACAATTTGCCTCCACTTCTTGCATAATCACAAAGTCAAGTGATAATGTAGGAAGATCTTTATTCGTGGCCCTTAACGGGCAGGCCATGAACTTATCCTTAGCCCGAAGAAAAGGTTACCGAAGCATGCAGAACTCTGAGATTGCACAGTTGCAATCCGAAGCCACCGCCCTTAAGGCTCGTGCTTCGGAACTCGTTAACAAGCAAGGTCACACCGTTGACGAGGTGGCCGAAATGGGTCGGGCGACAGCTCGCCTGGGCGAAATCAATGAAGCTGTGACCAAGGCCACAGAACGCGAAAACACCGTGGCCATTTTGAAAGCCAGCATCGAGCAGAACGATCAGTGGGCTGGACAGGTTCCTGCCTCCAATCGCCCTGGTCACGTTTACGATGTGAAGTCCACTCCTGCTGGCGGGCATTACCCACAGCCTGGCATGGTTCACCCCGGTCTGGCCAACAAGGCTTACCGACCTGAGATCGAGCCAAAAGGCGAAACCGTCGAGGCATATCTGGCGGAAGGCTATTCGCTCGACACGATTGAAAAGGCTTGTACGCCAGCTTACAAACGCGAGATCTTGAAGTTCATGCGATCTGGTGGCCGCGATTATGCAGGCGCTGGCGACATGGTCCGTAAAGCCTTCACGGAAGGTGTTGCTGCTGGCACGGCTGGTGGTGGTGCGGCTCTGGTCCCAGTCCAGTGGTCCGAGCTGATCATGACGCCTCCACAGGCGGGCATGCTCCAGGACGCTGTTCGGACCATCCCGACAACCACCCTGACGACTCGTTTCCCACGGGTCAAGACGACTGACAACAAGTATCCAGCCTATCCTGTTACGGTCTCGTGGGGCGGTGAAACTCCATCCAGCCCGACCGATCAAGGATCGAATATGACTGTCGAGCAAATCGACATCAACGTTAATGAAGTCTGGGCCTATGGCCTATTCTCGATCAGTCTTTTGGAAGACAACGCTTACGGTCTTTCCACACTGATTCCCGACATCTTCCAAAAGTCGCTGGCTGTGGCCACTGACCTCGCCATCATCTCCGGTTCTGGTTCCAGCCAGCCTTATGGCCTGACCGAATCGAGTGTTGTCACTCAGATCACTGCGACCACGACAGGCGCTGTGATCACGTACCAAGACCTTATCAACATGTTCTACCAGACCCCTCAGCAGTTCAGAACTGAAGGTGCCTGGTTGATGAACTCAGCCACGCTGGGCGCGATTGCTGGACTGGTTGACGGTCAGTCTCGCCCTCTGTTCCTGCCAAACTACGGCTTCATCGGTGCCACACCTGGTGGTGGAACCACATGGGCCAACGGAAGCCTTTTGGGCCGACCGATCATCATCAGCGAGAACGTCCCGAGCCTGTCGGCTACGGCTGGCACACTGCCTCTGTACTATGCTGACTGGAAGTCCGCCTACTACATGCTCGACCGCGTCTCTCCGACGATCAAGGTCAATGATCAACCCGCATACAAGAACGGCTCCTACGAGTTTGTGCTTCGCGCTCGTCGTGGTGGTCGTGTGGTTCAGCCTAACGCAATCCGCGTGCTGAAGAGCAAGTAAGCCCCGCAGGGGATGGGTCATGATTCTCCCAAGAGTGGCCCATCCCATCTTTTTATCCGTCAGGCGATTATTATGGCGATCAGCCCGCAAGTCACTTACATGTACCCACAATTGGCCAACCTGGCCCCGGGTCCACTTCAGGCTTTGGCAAACGCGGCTGAGACTTATCTGGTTCAAGCCTTAGGCCGAGAGATTTCACCAGGCACAAAAACGCAAACGTTCACGGGCAAGAATCAAACTTATTTATGGCTGACTGCGACGCCAGTTTCCGCAGTCACTTCCGTGGTCTGCAACAACAACGCACAAGACCTGACATCCCTGCACTGGGACGCTGACGGAAGACTGACCAGACAAAACAACGGTTTCTGGAATCAGCTTCTTGGATGGGATCCCGGCATCTCAAACATCGTGGTGACCTACACGAGCGCCGGTCTCGATCAAAACACACAGGACATGCTGATCGGTGCGGTGATGACATGGATGCTCGACATGCAAAACAAGTCTTCCGTCGCGTCCAGTGAGTCCATCGGCGATTACAGCTACACGCTCAACACGGCCTTCATGAAGGGCCTGCCACCTTACATTTCCACCCTGATCCAACCTTATCGCGTTTACTCCGCAGGGTGATGCTATGGCAGACAATATCAAGATTTCGTGGAAGGGTGACCAGTACATGGCTCAGGTGCTTCGGAACCTGACCAACGCGGTTGACAGGTCCGCTGAATGGGTGCGAACCGCTACGATGAAATCTCTGAGCGGAGCCGGTCAAAAAGGCAAAGGTCTGGCCAAGCTCAACAAAGTCTCTAAAAAGATGAGCGAAGACGAAAACAACGCTGCCAAGATCGCTCGTGGCGAAGCTCTGATGGGTAAGTCCATCAAGCAGTTCAAGAGCAAGTCTGGCAAGCTCAACGTTCGTCATGGTGGCAGCTTTAGCCACACAGACAAGTCAGGCAAAGTCGAGAATTACACTGGCGTCTACTGGTATGGCGAACCGGTCAATAAGTGGGTTCAAGCCTCAAAGCGTGGAACTCCTCCGAATCGACAGAGCGGAGATCTGCGAGAGTCCATAGATTACCAGAAATACAACGACGGTTTATCTGTCAAGGTCGGCCCAAAAGACGAACTGGTTTACGCCAGACGACAGGAGCTGGGTGGACCAGGTTCATTCCCGGCTCGTCCATACCTGAGACCTTCGTTCTTGTCAGTCAAACCCAAGATTCTCAACGAGATCGAAAAAGCTGTGCGAAAGGCAGGCCTGTGATGAGCCTACCCGCAGCCCTGCTGAATTCCTCAGCGACGATCTACGCAGAAAACACCACCAAAGGGTCTATGGGTCAACCACTGCAAAGCCTTTCCGTCATTGGAAGGACGAAGTGCCGGTGCGACTTTAAATCGCAGTCCCAAGACGGTCCGCTTCACGAACAAACTGCCGAAACCTACAAGGTCTATCTGCCAGGCGTTTGGCTATTGACAACAGACAACTGGATCAAAGTCGTCACACCTTCAGGCAGGAACATGACAGGTCAGGTAACCACCTCATCTGATGCTGGTGGCCTTGGCCATCACACAGCAGTCACTATCGTTTGCCGCAAACCGGCACCGAGTGTGACCGCATGAGCCTGAACGTTCCTGCACTGATTCAAAACTTCTGGTCAGCTCAATCCGGTCTCCCCGAGTTGTGGCTGGAGTATGGTCCAGAACCATTCCTCCCACCATTTGCAGTCTTGGAAGCCACGGGCTTTTCTCGCGACTATCTGTCAGCGGGCATGAAACAGGATTCTCACAACTACAAGATTTCTGTTTTGACCACATCGGCAGAATCCACCTGGACGCTAGGTGAGCTGGCAACGGCCAGCATGGAATCTCTGTCTGACACAAAGATTATCGCGGTTCGGATCGAACCTGATAACCTGGCCCGGCCTGCCAAGATCGGCCAATTGGATGTCTGGATCTTTGAATTCTCTCTCCGAGTCGAACTGTTCGACAATTAAGAAAGGGCACATGCGATGGCCATGAAGGGCAAACCGGTCACGTTCAAGAACGGGACCATCACACTGACTCCACTGGATCAAACCACAGGCACAGCCAACACGACTGCATCTATCAACCTGATCGCAAAATCTGGTTCGCTGGACGATAACGTCTCGGTTGCTGAGGCAAACGTGAACTGTGTTGGCAAGATCCGTGCTGCCGGTTCGCTGGATGTGAGTATTGAAGTCAATGCTTTTGTCTCGTCGGTTACAGGCACAGGCAACGCCAACGGAACGGTTTTGCCGTTTAAAACTGGCGACTATCTGAACGCCAACCTGGTTGCAGGATCACTCAACTACGAGGGCGAATTCATGCTCGAATCGCTCAAGACTTCTTTGGATGCTGCCGACTTTGTCACGCTGGATTTATCGCTGAAAAACAACGGCGATCCACGCACGCGAGTTATCGGCATTGTGAACTGCGTTTAACCCCTGAGAGAGATTTTCTATGGTCTTTGATATTGATGACCTGATCGCTCGCAAATTCCAGTTCCGGCTCAACAGCCGGAGCTGGATACTTTCCGAGCTGACTGCTGGCGACCGTGCTGAAATTGGCAACGTGCTCAGAGGGATCGTTCCCAATCCACTGACTGACGCCAAAGACGCCTGTCGCGACCTGCCACCAGCCACAGCCAAAGAGATTTGGAAAGAAGCCAAACGGCAATACGCTTATTGGCCTCCACTTCCTGAAAGTGAAGATGGCCAAGCCTATCTGTTCTCATCTCGTGAGGTTCAGCAAGCTGTTCTTTACCACGGACTGAAGCGCAATCAGACGGTCACTCAAGATGAGGTCAAGGCGCTGGTTGATTCCATCCCTTACCAAACAGCACTCATCAAACTGCTGATGTTCGCGATCACAGGCCGGGGCGCAGACGACCCAAAAGACAGCTCCTCGCAGGTGTGAACTGGCACGACCTGATGAGGCGGTTAGTTTTGGAAGGCCACATGAGATATCAGGACGTTCTAGAGCTAACACCTTGGCAAATCATGGTGTTGATGGTGGAGAAGCCTGACCTGACAGGCCAGTTGAGCAGGGACACCCTGGACGAATTGATAGATTCTGTGCCGGATGACTGGGAAGAGGTGCACTGATGGCGAACGTTGGAAACCTGTTTGTCAATATCGGTGCTGACACTGCGCTGCTTGGTCGCGGCCTAGAGAAAGCCAAGTCCATGCTGAAAGGCATGGGCGGGGCTGTCTCCAGTGGAGGCAAGGGACTGCTGGCCGGTGCCATCCTGGGTGGTGGAGCTGCTGTTGCGATGGCGGCAA